GGTCCTGTCTTTGATCTCTTTGGCAATGAGATATTGCCATTGCGCGATCGGCGCGGCCGGCCCAGCTACAAGAAAACAAAGGAAAATCAAGACTTTGTGGCGGTGCGGGCCGCCGCCGGATGGACGCAGGCCAAGATCTGCGAGGCCTTGGGATGCTCTGAAAAGACGCTGCGGGCCAATTTTTCCCGAGAGCTGTCGGACGGGCTTTTGTTGGTCGAGGGGGTTTGCCTCGATGTGTTGATGCGGGGCGCGCGCGCGGGCCATGTGCCATCGGTCAAGGCGCTGCAAAGCCGGCTCGATCGGGTGGCGACAGGCGCGCCAAAGGCCAAAGAGAAAAAGCAAGAGGCCCAAAAAATCGAGGCGGTCCTGGGCAAGAAGGAAAAGGCGCTCGAGGATGCCGGCGCGCCGGCTTCTGAATATGGCGACCTATATAGCCGGATCCGGCCGCAATGAATTTTGCCTGCCCGAATTGGTGGGAGTTGCTGCAAGCGGGCAAAACGCCGATCCCTGATCTCGATCTTGATCAAAACTTGGCCGATGTGGCGGTGCAATTGTTCGACAAATTGGTGGTGCCGGATATTCCTGGACAGCCGACAATGGCCGAGGCGGCGGGCGAGTGGATCCGCGACATTGTGCGCGCGGCCTTTGGCTCGATCGATCCCGAGACCGGCGCGCGCCTGGTGGGCGAGGTCTTTGCCATGGTGCCCAAGAAAAACGCCAAAACCACAAACGCGGCGGCGCTTGGCCTGGTCGCGCTGCAAATGAATACAACGCCAAATATCGAGGGCGTGATCATTGGGCCAACGCAAAACGTGGCCGATAAGTGCTTTTCGCAAATGGCGGCGATGATCGCGGCCGATCCTTGGCTGAAAAAACGCTTTCGGGTGGTCGAGCATAAAAAGCGGATTGTGGATCTGTTCCCAGATCCCGATACAGGCCGGCCGCTCAATGCGGTCTTGGCGGTCAAATCATTTGATCCGGCGGTGTTGACAGGGACGATCCCTGCCTTTGCGATTGTGGACGAATTGCATGTGATGGCGGCGCGCCATTATGCCAGTAGGGTGATCGGCCAGATCAGGGGCGGGATGATCACAAATCCGCAAAGCCTGCTGATCTTTATCACCACGCAGTCAGAAGATCCGCCGGCGGGGGTATTTAAGGCGGCGCTTGAATATGCGCGCAAGGTGCGAGACGGGATTATCGCGGAACATGTGCGCCAATTGCCGGTGATCTATGAATTTCCCGAGGCCATGCAGTTGGACAAAAAACAGCCATGGAAAGATCCCGCGCTTTGGCCGGCGGTTTTGCCAAACCTGGGCCGCTCGATCACGATCGATCGCCTGATCCCCGACTATCACAAGGCGCTCGAGGACGGGCCGGACGAATTGACCAGATGGGCCTCGCAGCATTTGAATATTCAAGTTGGCATGGGCGGGCATCTGTCGGGCTGGACGGGTGGCAATTATTGGGAAAAGGCGGCGGATCCAAAGCTGACACTGCGCGCGCTGATCGACAGCTCGGAGGTTGCTTGTATTGGGATCGATGGCGGCGGCATGGACGATCTTTTAGGCCTGGCGGTACTGGGCCGGCATAAGGTCTCAAAACGCTGGCAATTGTGGTGCGCCGCCTGGGCACATGAAATTGTGTTGGAACGGCGCAAAAACATTGCCGAGCTGTTGCGCGATCTGGCGCGCGAGGATGCTTTGACGATCTGCAAGGATCCAACGCAAGACATTGACGAGCTGGTGTCGATTGTTTTGCAGGTGCAAGAGGCGGGGCTTTTGCCAGGCGCGGCCGGCATCGGTCTGGATCCAGAAGGGGTCGCGGCGATTGTGGACGCGCTGCAAGGGGCCGGCATCCCCAGCGATACGCTTGCCAGTGTGACGCAGGGCTACAAGCTCAACGGTGCAATCAAGGGCACCGAGCGCAAATTATTTGACGGATCTTTGCGACACGCGGGACAGCCTTTGATGGCCTGGTGCGTGGGCAATGCCAAAACAGAACCTCGGGGGAATGCCGTGATTGTCACCAAAGCTGTTTCGGGGGCCGGCAAGATCGATCCCCTGATGGCCGCCTTTAATGCGGTCTATCTAATGAGCCTCAATCCGGCGGCGGCGCGGCCGGATCTCTCTCAATTTTTTGACGCGCCGGTGATGGCGCTATGATCGGGCGCGCATTGGCCGCCGCCTGGCGTGGGTTGCGCAACGAGATCACGGTCTCGGATGGCGCATGGGAAGGGTTGAACGCGGCCGGATCCTGGAATGGGACCGGCAAGCTGTCAAAAGCGGGCGCGGTGGTGTCGCCCAGCTCGGCGCTGTCGCTCTCGGCGGTCTGGGCCTGCGTCAAAAGCAACTCGGAGCTTGTCGGATCTTTGCCGGTGGCGGTCTATGAACGCCAGGCCAACGGCGGCAAGGTCCGGATCGATCCCGATATTGCTGAGATCCTGACAAAATCGCCAAACCAAACCCAAACGGCTTTTGAGTTTTGGGAAGGGAACTCGGCGCAAATGATGCTGCAAGGCAATGCCTATTGCGAAAAGATCTTTATCGGGCCGCGCCTGGTGAGCTTGCGGCCGATGTTTAACGTCACGCCAAAACGCCGCCGCGATGGCCGGTTTGATTACCATGAGAATTTCGACGGGAAAACCTATGTCTTGCCGCCCGAGGCGGTGTTTCATTTGCGCGGCTTTGGCGCAGGCGATGGCCTGGGAATGTCTGCGATCCGCTTTGGGGTGCAAAGCCTGGGATCCGCGCTGGCGGCGGATGAAACCGCCGGCAAGGTCTTTGCCAATGGTCTGATGGCCTCGGGGGTTCTGAAATCCGGCCAGGTGTTGACGCCGGCGCAAAGAGAGCAATTGCAAACAATGCTCTCGGCCTTTGTCTCGAGCAAAAACGCCGGCAAAATTATGACGCTCGAGGCGGGCCTTGAATATCAGCAATTGGCAATCAATCCCGAGGACGCGCAGCTATTGGAGACGCGCCGGTTTAATATCGAGGATGTGTGCCGGTGGTTTGGAACGCCGCCGGTCGTGATCGGCCACGCAGGCCAGGGCCAGACGATGTGGGGCACGGGTGTAGAGGCAATCATGCTCTCTTGGCTAACCTTGGGGATCAATCCGCAATTGCGCCGGATCGAGGGGCGGATCTTGAAAGATCTTATTCCTGCCGACAAGCGCGGCCGGTGGTTTGTGGAATGGAATCGCGAGGCCATGCTGCAAATGGACAGCAAGTCGAAAGGCGAGTTCCTGTCGAAAATGACAAATGCGGGCGTGATGTCGCGCGATGAAAGTCGCGACAAGCTCAACCTGTCGCGGCGCGGCGGGGCGGCGGATGATCTGACGGCGCAAACGGCGCTTGCGCCGATCGAAAATCTGTAAAGGAAACACAATGTCAAAACGTAAATTGCCAACGGCCAAGATCTCGGCGCGCTCTGGGGTCTCGGGTGATATTGCGCCAGGCGCATTGCAACGCTGGTGCCCAGAAGTGCGCGCGGCGGCCGAGGACGGGCAAGCCTCGATCTCGATCCTGGATCCGATCGGGGCCGATATTTGGGGCGATGGTGTGTCGGCCAAGCGCATTGCCGCCGCGCTGCGCGCGATCGGGGAAAATCCGGTGACAATCAATGTCAATTCGCCTGGGGGCGATTATTTTGAAGGCCTGGCAATTTACAACCTGTTGCGCCAGCACCCCGCAACGGTGACGGTGCAGATCCTCGGGATCGCGGCCTCGGCGGCATCGGTGATTGCGATGGCCGGCGATGTGGTGCGGATTGCGAGATCGGGCTTTTTGATGATCCACAATACCTGGATCGGGGCGGCGGGCGATCGCCATGCCTTGCGCGAGGTCGCGGAATGGCTCGAGCCTTTTGACGCGGCGGCGGTCGAGATTTACGGCGCGCGCACAGGCCTGGCGGCGGATGCTTTGGGCCAGATGCTCGATCGCGAAACCTGGATCGGCGGCCAGGCCGCGATCGATCAGGGCTTTGCGGATGAATTGTTGACGGCCGATGTGCTGGAAACCGGCGCGGCCGGCGGGGCAAATGCCAGCCTGCGCGCAGAAAAAAAATTCGACCTGATCGCCGCGCGCGCGGGTCTGACAAATTCGGCGCGCCGCTCTTTGCTGCGCGATCTGAAAACGGGAACGCCTGGCGCGGATCCTGCCGGCACGCCAGGCGCTGCCGATCTCGAGCAAAGCCTGGGCGCTTTGCTGACTGATTTTAAAAACTTCAAAACATCCTGAAAGGGTCCGAAAATGAAACATTCAAAAATGCCTGGCGTCTCTCTGGCCGCCATGATCGCAACAATGCCGCGCGCCGCCATTGGCGCGCCGCGCATGGAAGTCGCGGGCGGGGTCGAAAAACTCTTGGCCGATGTGCGCCAGGAGCTGACGCGCGTGGGCGATGATGTGCGGCGCACCGCCGAGGACGCGCTGAAACAAACCAAAGAGCAAGGCGCGCTGTCGGCCGAAACCAAGGCGCTTGCCGATCAGGGCCTGTCAAAAATGCACGAGCTGCAAAACGTGGTCTCTACGCTGACCGGCAAGCTCGAGGGCCTCGAGGCGCGCAACACTGATCTCGAGCAAGCTCTGGCCGGTGCCGGTGGCAAGCGCGGATCTGCGGCGCAAAGCCTGGGCGCTGAGATTGCGGGATCCGCCGAGCTGAAAAATTGGCTTGCCGGTGGCGCGCAGGGCGGCTTGACGCTGCGCCCGACAAACGCAATCACAACGGCCGGCGGATCTGGCGGCGGTGTGATCTGGTCTGGCGAGGATCGCGCAGTGGCGGGCATGGCAATGCAAAAGCTGGCAATTCGCAGCCTTTTGACCGTGGCAACCACGGAAAGCGATGTGGTTATCTATTCCAAACAAACCACGCGCACCAAAGCCTCGGCAACGGTCGCAGAAGGCGCAGCCGCGCCGGCGGGTGAATTGGGCTGGACGCAGGCCGAGGCCAATGTGCGCAAGATCGCAGAAGTGATCCACGCCTCGGACGAGGCGCTTGCCGACAGCGGCCAGTTGCAATCGCTGATCGACCAGGAATTGCGCTATTCTCTCGATCTCGAGGAAGAAGAACAAATTCTTGCCGGCAACGGTGTCGGGCAGAACCTGTCCGGCCTGATCACGGAGGCAACAGCCTTTTCGGCGGCGGCGGGGCTGGCCAACGCAACGCGCATTGACCGGCTGCGCCTGGGGCTTCTGCAAGTCGCGCTTGCAAACTATGCCGCCAACGGTGTGACGCTCAATCCGGTGGATTGGGCCGCGATCGAGCTGCTGAAAGATACGCAAGGCCGCTTTATCTTTGGCAATCCCAATACAAGCGCAACGCCGCGCCTTTGGGGCCTCGATGTGGTGCCAACGCTGTCCCATTCTGCCGGCGAGTGGATGGTCGGTAACTTTGCCATGGCGGCCACGCTCTACGATCGCCAGGAAACCGAAGTGCTGATTTCGAGCGAGCATGGGACAAACTTTGTCGATGGTCTGAAAACAGTCAAAGGCACAAAACGCCTGGCATTGGCGTGCAAGCGGCCGGCGGCGCTGGTGACGGGTGATTTCACTTTTGCCTAATCCTGATCCTGATCGGATCTGAGCAAAACAAAGGGGGGCCAGGCGGCCCCTCTTTTTCAAAAAACCTTTAAAACAGGAGGGCCTTCGATGCTCTTGAAAGTGAAACGGACACAGAAAACCGCGATCGGGCTGTTGCGCACAAATGTGGCCTATGAGTTCGATCTGAAAGATCGCGCGCAGAAAGAGACATTTGACGCGCTCGAGGCGCGCGGCCTGGTCGAAAAAACCACGGCAAAAGATCTGGCAAAAGCGGCCGGCAAAAGCGGCCAGGTGGCAGATCCAAAAAATGAGGGTGCAGGCAAGTGAGCCAGTTGGATCTTGCGGAGCTGAAACGCCATTGCCAGGCGGTCGAGTTTAGCGACGACGATGCTTTGCTCGGGGATCTGCAAGGTCTGGCCGAGGCCTTTGTGCAAAGCTATCTGCGCCGAGATCTCGATACGGAAATGCCTGGGGCCTGGCCGGCCGAGGTGATCGGTGCGGTCAAGTTTTTGGTGGCGCATTGGTATCACAATCGAGAGGCGATGGCCGAGGGGGCATCGATCGAGGTGCCGTTTGGGGTGCGCGATATGCTGGCCGCCTGGCGGGATCTGAGTTGATGGCGCGGCTTAAGGCGGGCGATCTCGATCGGGTGGTGCAGTTCTTGCGCGGCGCGGTCTCGGATGATGGATTTAGCCAGGTGCAAACCTTTGCGCCGCATGGGCAGACAATCCGCGCGCGCAAGATCGAAGCCTCGGATGCGGAACGCTGGCGCGCGGCCCAGGTGCAAGCGACAATCTCGGCGCGCTTTGTGGTGCGGCGATCTGCCTT